TTTAGTTAGATATAAGCTAGCTTTCATAGTATTAAATCTAATTTCCAAAGGTACTTCGATGACAAAGTAATGTTCTGTAGTACGAGTTACAGTAGTAATGATTTCTTCGCCAGTAGTTAACTTGAATACTTTAGGACCTTCTTCATCATAGTTCACATCTGTTTCTTCTGTGGTAGTCATAAAGTTACCTCGAATACATCATAGTCGAACTTTTCTCTTTTGTAAATCTTCATACGTTCAATAGCATGTAAGAGAGTGTAGTTCTTTTTTTGTTTCATATGCATATCATCAGCGATATCATACAGTGTAGTTGCTCTACCGTCTTCAGACTTTCTTAGTCCACGTCCAATAGACTGCAGTACTTTCACCTGCGATTTAGATGGTGAAGCAAAAATAATGTTGTGTAGATTTTTAATGTTTACACCCGTGGAGAACGTGCCAAGGCTAGCAACAATGATAGCATTTTTCTGCTTTTCGACGATCCCACGTATTTCTTCTCTGACCTCAGCATCGACTTCACCTGATACAAAGAAAACCTTACGCCGTTCATGTGCTTTATCCTTGATTAGATCGTAGATGATTTTGCCATGCTTTTCTACAAACTGGAATAAGACCAGGGTGTTACCTTCTTGATCAAGCGCTAGATTACGAATTAGTCGGTTGCGCTTAATGTTACCAACAAGGTAGTCAATCTCGTAGTGGTAATCCTTACTATTTATAATGTCCTTACACACCTCTGCCGGATACTTTAGCAGCAGCACATTAATCTTTAGCTGTGCTAGTGTATCAGCATCCATTAGCTTCTTTGTGGTGGTTACATGATATACTCTACCAAATAAACCTTCTAGAACAAGCTTATGCGTCTGTGTTCCATCCAATGTACCAGTAGTTCCGAACCGGAACTCTGCTTCACGTGACTTGTTCATAATACCAGACAATGACTTAGCTTTAAAGTTATGTACCTCATCACCGAACACCGCACCAAACTGTTCGAACCATGTGCCTGGAAGTTTGTAGATCGACTGCCATGTAGAGATAAAGACTCGCTCAGGTACGTTGTGCTTAGGCATACCAGAATAGATGCGGTGACACATCTGCGATACGTCAAAGCTATCGTTCTGTGCATACTGCTCAAAGTCTGTGTACATCTGCTGTACAAGAGAAGTAGTTGGTACTACGATGATGGCACGCTTATTATGGTTTTCTAGGAACCAGCGCATCAGTACGTAGATAATAAAAGACTTACCAGAACCAGTAGGAGACAGCAGGATCAAACGCTTCGAGTGGATAGCCTGCGATATAGCATCAAACTGGTAGTCTCTAGGTTCAAATGGTAAGTTCAGCGACTTAATAAACTGTGCTAGATCTTTGGGATCTACAGCTACGTTGCTATCTGGTCTGCCGTACGTAGTGTCGTGTTCTACTTCGATAGTATAGTTGCGTGGCTTAACGAATTCATCAAGATATTCATATAGACCGCATGGCAGTTCGCTCTTAGCAGAACTAAACAACCGTACTTTACCATCCCACCTACGCTGCTTGAACGCAGGCATGTACTTATGTCCAGGCACTTCAAACGAAAAGAAGTCATTCAGTTCGTTGGAGATGTGTGGTTCAGATAGTACTAATAGCTGGGAATGGTTCTTCTTACGTACGTGTAAGGTATTAGACTTAAGTTCCATTATCCACCAGATTCAAACCTTCGCCAGTCAATCATATTTTTAATAATCGAGTGACGCCATTTCAGATTGTTAATAATTTCATCAAGGGTATCTATGATAGTCTTTAAGTACGTAATACGTTCTTCAGATCTTTGGATATCGATGTCTGAGTCGTAGTAGTGATCCATATCACCCTTTAATACTTTTAATCCATTAAACGGATCAAAGTCCCAACCTTTTTCTTGGATAGCCTCTGAATCCATCTTACCGTTGTAGTACAGCCACTTGTCTTTAAGCAGCGTCTTCTGATCTAACTCTGCGCGCTTCAGCTTTAGTTTAGTAATAGAATGCAGTTCTAGATACTTGGCATGGAGAGATGGTGTCTTACGTGATTCTTCATCTAGGTTGAACTCAGAGATTTCAGAGTCTTCGCGCCACATGGTCAGTATGGTTTCTAAATCTAATTTCATTATATAATCCTACAGGTTACCAAAAGCCTAGCGTTCTACCATTTCCTGCTATGATTGCCATACATGTTACTATATGCAATACTATCCAGAATGTCCTAAAAAGTAACGCTCTGTACACGTCACTCATTTTAATAGGTAGGTCTGTCGGCTCATCTTCATCATGTATTCCGATGGGCATGCCGACAGTCCTAGCCCAGAACACAAGCCATCTTTTTTCTTTAACCACTTATTATACCATATTATTCGAGGAATTCGAACCCCGTAAATGAGAAACTAGCGTCATAAGTTAGATATTCTACGTTTCCTGCAATCGAAGAAAACTGTAATCCGCTTAGTGACGTAGGCGTACATGCCTTGTACAATACTCTTTTAGTCTGATTGTTATGACTGCTAAGAATAGAAAGCGAGATATCCGCTTGAGTAGGGATCTCGGGATTGACCTTTCTAGATCTCGGTCCTTCACCTACAAACTCTTCATTAACGAGCTTTTCCATCCAGTTGTAAAGTTCGATATAACCTTTTAAATCTTCATCAAGAATAAACGTTACAGATAATTCAGAATAGGAAAGCGTATCTCCTGGCATGCTAACGTTTTCGATACGACGAAACGGATTAGCCACTACAGGAAGAGTAACATCTGGATGGTTTACAGACTGTGCAAAGTATTCTAGATTAGGATAGTTCTCACGGTCAATGATTACCCTAAACCCACTAGGCTGTAGATAGTTCTGATTTGATGTCAGTGTTGCCATTGTTTACTCCAAAAAGAAAGGGTGGACCTTTCGATCCACCCTAGTATTTATATAACAGTTATTGTTATCGTTGTAAGCTTAAGTAGCTTAGGAACCCAGAATGTTCGCTACGCGGAAGATTCTGTAGTACTGGTTCGACTTAGCAGAAGCCAGACCGTCAGTTGGGCTAGTACCTACGAATGGGTTCGAGACCATGCCGTAGCGAGTCTTAAAGCCGATCTTTGGCTGGAAGGTGTTCTCACCAACTGCACGAACCATGGTCAATGGAACGTATGGGCAGTAGAAGAGACCAGCGTCGTATGCGTTTACACCCTTGTAACCAACGGTAGCGTAATCGTTAGCTGCATATGGGTCAACGTATACCTTCATCTTACCGTTTAGTACACCTGCAAAAGTGTTACCGGTGTCGTCAACGTTCAGGTTGGTCGACATAGCAGGAGCGTAATCAAGCATACCAGCAGCTGCCAGAGCGGAAGCTACGTCAGACGAACAGATCAGGAAGTTACCACGTCCACGACGGGTTTCTTTAGCGATCGTGTTAGCGTCTTTTTCGATCTGATATACCAGGCCCTTGAACTTCTCAACGGACCAACGACCATCAGCGTCGAGGTTCAGATCGAAGTCAGCCGAAGCTACGCCAGTAGAAGTAAGTGCGCCACCGGACTTAGCTTGGGAGTTAATGGTACGGATAACTTCACGGTTAATTTCTGCCAGTACTTCAGCGGACAGAATGTTAGCCAATTCAGTTTCTGCGTCCAGACCGTGGATGGCTTTCAGATCTTGTGCCAGTTCCATGGTGTACTCAGCCTTCAGAGCACGTGTCTTAGCAGTTACAGTTTGCTTATCAATGGTGAAACCCATTTCAGCGAATGCCGACTGACCAGTGTCACCGAGGTTTTCGCCTTCAGTTGTGGACATGCCGCCAGCAGTGTTGTTGCTAGCAGTAATACGCTCTGCGTCGTGAGCCGAATCACCGTCGTTATCAAAATCAGAGTCAATGATACCGGACGGAGGGGTCGAAGCAGACTGCGAGAACGAAGAGTCACCGGAGAAACCAGTTACTGGCTCATCAACGCCCATTGCTTCAGAGTCAGTGGTGGTAAGTCCGCCACGAGCAGTCTTGTAGCGAGACTTCATAGCGAAGATCAGGCCAGTAGGACCAGACATTGGCTGTACACCACATACGTCGTAAGCAACCATATTTGGCATAGCACGACGAACGAGCGAAATCAGTACTGGGTCGAACTTACCAAGGTCGGAAGTGTCGGTACCAGCTTCGTTAATGGAACCAAAAGAGGAAGCCATTTGCTCTTCGCGCATAGCCTTTTCTTGGTTTTCCAGGATAGCAGCAGTTACCTGCTTGCGGTAGTGATCGGAAATAGGACCAGCAGTTTCTTCGTTGAGTACTGGTGCCCACTTCGATACGAGTTTATCGTAAGAGATAGGAGCTTGCATTATTGTACACCTTCTTTCTTATTATCGTGGTTTGTGAGTTTGCTTAAGTGCGCTAACGTACATAGCCATGGAACCGGTAACTTCCTGCTCTTCAGCAGCTTCGTCAACAGATTCTTCGGCTACAGTTACTTTTTTCTTGGTGAAGTAAGATTCTTTGATGGTAGCTACCTTCTTAGCGAAAGTTTCTTCATCATCGAAATCAAGGTCTTCAGCCAGGGACTTCAACTTCTCTACCTGAGTTTCAGCGAGGTCACGAGAGTGTTCACGGATGATAGCATCACGCTTAAGCTCTTCGAGCTGCTGAGCCTGCTTGATAGAAGCTTCAGTGGTTTCGTTAAGTCTTGCTTCAAGATCACTAACTTGCTCAGAGAGATCATCGACGAGGTCGACCTTCGACTCTGGAACTTCAACGTAGGATTCAGTGAAGAGATCCTTAAGGCCTTTCATAAAGCCTTCTGCAATTTCAGTACGGAGACCGTTCTCAATTGCTACTTTATTCTCTTCCATGAACTTTTCTACGACGTAGTTCAGGTAGCCGTCGATCTGCTCAACCATCTCTTCACGAGTGGTTTTCAGCTCTTCGTCAAAATCTTCCTGAAGTTCAGATTCAATGCGTGCAACTTCTTCAGAAACCTTAGACTTAATAGCAGCTTCAAAGATAACTGCTGCCTTGTCTTTGAATCCTTCAGAGAGAGTTGCTTCAGACTCGACGAGAGCGCCAAGATCAGCAGAGAAATCAACCTCTACAGATTCCATCTTCTTGCTCTTTTTACCGTGAGCCATTTCTTGCTTTTCATCATCCTCTTTATCAGGATGAGCCATAGCATTCATCATTTTATCGTAAGCAGCCATAAGGTCTGCTTTCTTCATACCGTTCATTTTACCGTACATCGCATTGATCATGCCAGCTTTAGTCTTAGGCATTGGAACTTGTGTAGTAGCTCCTGCTGCTTTTGCTACGGAATCAACCGAAGCTTTCTCAGCGTCTTTTGCCTCAGAGACTTCTTCTACATCATCAGCTTCTGCTGCGTCTTCGTCGTGAGCTTCATGTTCCTCTTCAGGATTTGGATCCACGACCATTTCTTCAACAGATTCGATGTCGTCAAACATTTCTTGTTCAGACATGTTTATCTCCTATTAAAGATTAATCTTAGAGAGGAAATTCTTAAACTCCCGCATCTCAACCGCAGAGCGATCGGATCTAGAAGCATTCTTAAATTTCAGTCTCAATGTAGTCTTAAACACTTTTAATAACTCCTTGTAAAACGTAATAGCTAATGTTCATTTTTTCACATATATCTTTTTTCTTAATACCTGCTTTTAGCATAGATAAGACCTTATCTTTATCCACAGAATCTTTTTTAGTAAGACTCCATTTCTGACCTTTTCTAATACCTCCCATATAACCTCGTTGTTTCATAGAAACTGAAAGTTTTTTGCGGGATGTTTTACTCCAAGAATGAGTTCCTTCATTAGTTTTTATATTGGTCAAAGGAATTCTCATACTCTTAGCAGTTTCTATACAAGTAGACTCGAATCTTAAAGCATCACTATTTGCCAAATGACTTTTAATT